TCTACAATTAATAATAATAGCACTTGATAGTGCTTGTTTCATTCGTATAGATGCAGTATGAGTTTGTCTTAAAGTTCTTGAGTTCTTCATAATAAGTACCCCCTGTTTTAAGCGTTATGTGTATGATATAAGAATTAATTAGGCGTCTGTAATGAATAACACGCACACAGGCAGTTGCGTGAGCAACCACCTGTGGCGTGTAAGGATGTAGGCTGTTAGATGCTAACCTCAACAGGTACATTGTTGAATGGCAATGTCAGTGATATGTAGCATATCTCATTGCCTTCAAATGTACGGTTTCGGTACGAAACCATACTGTTGAGGGGCGCGTCGTCATCCGATGTAGCTCGTGTTTTCTCGATAGAGTAAAACGAGCTCTCGTTGACGGCAAGCCTGCTGGTGTAGGCTCGCTCAGAGGCCTTGGACTTAAGGTCGCAGACCTTCAAGTCAAGGGCTTTGAGTTTAGAGCCGTCGATACCACCGGCTTTACCAAGTGCTGTGGTATCGAACTCAGCTTGCGTAAGATGACCCTTAAGCTTGAGCGTAACGCGCTCAAGGTTAACAACAGGCGTAGCCTGTGGGACATCTTTGTAAGATGAGGACTGATACGCAGTATCAGTACCAGTATTGGGTAGTTGGTAAACATCATTGCCACCGATACGTAGTATCTGGTTCACGATTGAGATTATAAATAACTTCATAGTTTAGAGCTCCTTATAGTTATGTTAAGATTAATTGTGTTGGCAATGATGTTGTACCATTGCTAACCATAGTCTGAGGGGGAAAAGAAACACCCGAGCGATTGGAATTCAACGCCAAGGCGGAGCCATGGCCTGAATTTCAAGCGGGAGGGGAATGTGTATATCAGGTGTTCACACTCTAGAATATATTTTTCAAAAGGGTTTTGTGACGTACTTAATAGGAGGATACCCCTATTTAGCCCTATATTACCTCATGAACACCTTTTTTCAACGAATCGGCACCTTAACAGTGCTAGCGTGGGGTTTGGGGATTATCGGTTTATTGTACTATATTTTGAAATATCTCAATGGAATCTATAATTTTTTAGTCTACATGGCCGGAATGTAACAAAAGGCTTGTTTTTTAGGTTTTTTTGTTGTATTTTAAAGGTCTTATATATAGGACCTACATAGCAGCTATTAGTCGTGAGGCTTATAGTGTACCTACTTTAAACAGATACTGCCAATATAGAGCTCTATAGGGTAAATATACTCACAAACAGAAAGTTCTTGTGAGGTTTGTCACATCTGTTGTAAATTACAGGCGTAATAAAGCGCGTAAATTTACATTATAAGGAGTAAAAATGGCATCAAGAGTTAAATATAACAGCATA